TAAACCAGGTTTAATAGAACCAAGAGTAAACAAAGGAACTAAAGATGTATTTGATAGTATCGAAGAAGATAGCCGTAGTATCGACAGTCTTGATGATGGCTTGCAGTTGCAGCCTAATACCAAGTAAGCAACAGGTAGAGGTTATATCTAAACCTATAGAAAGAACTATAGTTCAACCTATAATGCCTAGAGAAATAGATCTAAAAGATCCTTACTGGTATGTAGTATCAGATAAAAATTTAGAAGAATTCATAACTAGAGTTGAGAAAGACCAAGGTCAAGTGGTATTCTTAGCTATGTCTGTGCCCGATTACGAGCTCATGGCATATAATATGCAAGAACTAAAGAGGTATATAAATGAACTTAAAGAAGTTGTTGTCTATTATAAAACAGTTACTACAAAAGAAACGGAGTAAAGATATGAACATATCACAAGAAGGTTTATCGCTAATTAAAAAATTTGAAGGCTGCGAATACAACGCATACAAATGTGCAGCAGATGTTTTAACAATAGGTTACGGACATACCAAGGGTGTTAAAGAAGGAGACCTAATAACTCAACAAGAAGCAGAAAATTTATTAGCAGAAGACTTAAAAGAATTTGAAGAATCTGTCATAGATGCTGTAGAGATGCCAATGAGTCAACATCAATTTGATGCTTTGGTTTCTTGGACATTTAATCTAGGGCCGTCTAATTTAAAAGCATCTACTATGCTTAAAGTTTTAAACAAAGGTGACTATGAAGATGTACCTGCACAAATCAAGCGTTGGAACAAAGCAGGCGGTAAAGTTTTAGAAGGTCTGATTAGACGTAGAGAAGCTGAAGCTCTATTGTTTGAAGGCAAAGAATGGCACGAGGTCTAATATGCCGTTAACTAAATTACAATTTACTCCAGGCATCAACAAAGAGATGACTGATCTTATGGACAAGGGCGGTTGGGCTGATGGTAATTTAGTTAGATTTAGAAAAGGAATGCCAGAGAAGATAGGCGGTTGGACTAAAGCAGTTACTGGTTCTTATCTAGGAACAGGTAGAGCTTTAACTGCTTGGGTCGACTTAGACTACACAAAATATCTAGGACTAGGAACAACCTTTAAATACTATGTTAATAGTGGTTCAGACTTTGGAGACGTAACTCCTATAAGAGCTACAACAACCAATGGTATTGTCTTTGCCGCAACTAATGGAAGTGCAACAATCACAGCTACCGATGATGATCACGGAGCTGTAGTAAATGATTTTGTTACTATTAGTGGTGCTGCTAGTTTAGGCGGTTTAATAACTGCAGCTGTATTAAACCAAGAATACCAAGTTACTGCTGTACCAAGTGCAGATACGTTTACCTTTACAGCTACAGCTACAGCAAATAGTAGTGATAGTGGTAATGGTGGTTCGGGTGCTGATGCGGCCTATCAAATTAATGTAGGGCTAGATGTATATGTACCATCAACAGGTTGGGGTGCAGGCACATGGGGCTCTGGAACATTTGGATCTGCTAGTGCCTTATCACAAACAGGACAGCTAAGACTTTGGTCACATGATGCTTTCGGTGAGGACTTAATATTTAATCCTAGAGCTGGTGGTATATATTATTGGGACGAATCTGGTGGCACGGGTAATAGGGCTGTAGCTATTGATACTCTAAGTGGTGCTAACTTTGCACCTACCCTTGGATTACAGACCATAGTAAGTGATGTTGATAGACATGTTATTGTTCTAGGTGCTGACCCTATAGTGGGTAGTGCTAGATCTGGTGCTATAGATCCTTTACTTGTAGCATTCTCAGATCAAGAAAGTGCTACACAATGGGAGCCAACAGCTACTAATACTGCTGGTTCTTTAAGACTATCATCTGGATCACAGATAGTTGGCGGCCTAAGATCAAGACAGGAACTTCTTATTTGGACTGATACTGCTCTATATAGTATGCAGTTTATCGGTGCTCCGTTTACTTTTGGAATAAATTTAGTTAATGAAAACGTAGGTCTTATATCTCCTAACGGCATGGTCAATGCACCAGATGGCATCTACTGGATGGCTAGAGATGGATTCTATACATACACAGGATCTGTAAAAAGATTAGTATGTAGCGTACTTAACTATGTACTAGACGATATTAATAATACGCAATCATTTAAAACATTAGCCTTTACTAACAGAGAGTTTAATGAAGTTGGTTGGTTCTACGTGTCATCTTCTTCTGAAGAGATAGATAGCTATGTAACTTACAACTACCTAGAAGGTGCTTGGAGTATAGGTAAGCTTTCAAGAACAGCGTGGATGGACGATGGCGTATTTGAAAAACCTAGGGCTACAGGTAAAGATAGCGATGGCGATGGATACTTATATATACATGAAAGCACTGATGATGACGATGGTCAGCCTATGGATAATGTCTTCATAGAATCTGGTGACATAGATATAGAAGAAGGCAATCAATTGGCTTTTATCAGCAGAATCATTCCAGATATTAAGTTCTTTGGAACTACGCCTACAGAGGGACAAATTAATTTTGTATTAAAAACTCGTAACTTCCCTGGCGATAGCTTAACAACTAACTCAACTAGCAACATTACAAGCACAACTCAACAAGCCTTTACACGTGCTAGAGGCAGACAGCTTGTACTTAGGATACAGTCAGATGATGATGCGGCAGTAGGTTCAAGAACTGGATTCAAGTGGAGATCTGGAGCAAACAGGATTGATGTTAGAACTGACGGCAGAAGATAATGGCAAAGCTTCTTGCAAGTAGATTACCACTAGCAGGCAGTGAGGTTGATGCTACTGTATTCAACAGACTTATTAGAATACTAGAGTTAAACCTAGGAACATTTGATCCAAACGCTACACCACAATTTAATGATTCGCAAATTTCTACTTTAGCTTTTAACGCAGGTGATGTAATATGGAATACATCTATCGATGTTTTGCAAGTATATATAGGCAACCGATGGATACAGTTACATGCTCCGAAGAATCCACAAGGCTTCGAGACATCTGCATTACTAGGATCTGTTTCCGTCAAAACAGACGGAGATATATCAATTAACGTGACCACTTCCTATGAAGGCTGGGATGTAGAAAAATGGTACACTTAAAACAATATTGTATATAATTTAATTATGAAAAAAATATCAGAAGGAAACAAAGGAATACAAGCATTAGCAAAGAAGAACCCTTCTTTGGTTGAAGACAAGTTTGGTTATGATGTCCCAGGTTTTATGAACGGTGGTATGCCTCTTTACTATCAAGATGGTGGCCTAGCTGGATACACGGATGGTGGTGATGTTAACCTTAATAGAATACAGCCTGGTAATCCTGAAGCCTTAGATGATGTTACAGAAGATTTTAATAATTTTGAAAGAAGTATAGAGCAAAGTAATGTTATGGGATTTGCAAGTGGGGGCATAGCCTCTTATCAAAGTGGTGGATTACTTCAAAAGCTTAAAGACGGCAAGGCAGAAGAGAAAGCTTTTTCTTCTAGTGTATTTGATAATGAAGAGGATCTTTTTGAAGATGAAGATATGTTTGGATTAAACAAATCTGTTGCACCTGAATACGATGCTGAATCAGGTAAATATGTTTTAAACGATAAAGAGTATGATTCTATTTCAGACGCTGTTGCTGATACAGACAATGTTAATTCTGCTATTAAAAAAGATAGAATAGGTGAGATGGCAAGTAGGATTGGTAATATACAAAACCTAATGCCTGACACTCCAGAAACTATCCAAGGTAGAATAATGGGAAGAGGAACAAGTGCTTCAAATGTATTGGGAGGAGTTGGCAATTTTGCTATGGGCGGTATGGCTGGTTTACAAGGTGATGAAAGAGGAACTGTAGATAGAGAAGAAATGTATGACGCTAATATATTTAATCAAAGTGGCCCAGGCATCCGTGGTTTTGATATTGATGACTACATCATAAATATCTTAGGCGGAAGCGTAGGTACTGGTGGTTACACACCTCCAACGCCTCCAACAGAAGAAGAGCTTGCTGAGCAAAGAGCCCGTAGAATATCTCAAGGTTATGGCGGAGGCGGTGGCATGGGTGTAGGTGGCAGTGGCTACTCAGATACTACACCTGGAGCATCTATATCAG